TCAGGAGAAAGAGCAACAATATTAACAGGAACGCAAGGATTGACCTCTACAGGAGAAAGCACTTCTGTAAAAACCTTGTTAGGAGGATAGATGGCTGAAGATAAAAAAGCAGTTGCAATCATGCACCAGTTTAAAACTTTGATGGATCAAAGGAGCAATTGGGAATCTCATTGGCAACAATTAGCCGACTTTGTAAGTCCTAGAAAAGCAGACATAACCAAGAAGCGTACCTCTGGTGATAAGCGTACAGAGTTAGTCTTTGATGGTACAGCTATTCATGCAGCAGAAATGCTTGCAGCGAGTTTACATGGTATGTTGACCAATCCTAGTTCTGCATGGTTTAGTTTGCGTTTTAAGGATAGAGAGCTAGATGGGGATGACGAAGCAAAGGAATGGCTAGAAGGGGTAACCGATGTTATGTACAACACCTTTAATCGTTCCAATTTTGCAGAAGCAGTCCATGAACTATATTCAGATCTAGTTGTCTTTGGCACCGGAGTGATGAGTATAGAAAAGGATGATGTTACCGATGTACGATTTAGTACAAGGCATATAGCTGAATGCTACCTAGCCGAAGATGAAAAGGGTACAGTCGATACAGTATATCGTAAATTTAAGATGACCTGTATTGCTATGAGAAAAATGTTTGGGGATGAGAACTTACCCCCAAGGTTACAGAACATGGCAAGAATGGAACCATACAAGGAAGTAGAACTGTTACACGCTGTATTTCCAAGAGAAGCTTACGATATTACACAGTTAGATAGTTTGAATAAACCTTTTGCTAGTGTGTATATAGATCCACACGATAAGATAACAATATCAGAAGGTGGATACGATGAACTGCCTTATGTGTGTCCAAGATTTTTAAAGGCATCCTTTGAGTTAGGCTATGGCAGATCACCTGCAATGACTGCACTTGCCGATACTAAGATGCTCAATAAAATGTCAGAAGTCATTATACGATCTGCACAAAAACAGGTAGATCCACCTTTGATGCTTCCTGATGATGGATTTATGATGCCAATACGAACTGTACCGGGTGGACTAAATTATTACAGATCAGGTACCAGAGATAGAATAGAACCATTAAATATAGGAGCAAATAATTCTCTAGGCTTGAATATGGAAGAGCAAAGAAGGAATGCAATCCGATCAGCGTTTTATGTTGATCAGTTAATCTTATCGCAAGGCCCACAGATGACAGCTACCGAAGTGATCCAGAGAACAGAAGAGAAGATGCGATTACTTGGCCCGGTCTTAGGAAGATTGCAAGCGGAGATGCTACAGCCTTTGATAGAAAGAGTGTACAATGTATTGAGCAGAGAAAGAAAGTTTGCAGCTCCACCAGAGTTCTTGGCAAACAATGATGTTGAGATAGAATACATTTCACCACTAGCCAAAGCACAAAGGTTGGGCGATGTACAATCTGCAATGCGATTGTTTGAGATGCTTGCTCCATTATCACAAGTCAATCCTGCGGTATTTGATTATGTGGATATGGATGGACTGGCTAAGTATGTTATAAGAATATTAGGAGTGCCTGCATCAACGATCAAGAGCGATCAGCAAGTTGCTCAAGAGCGAGAAGCAAGGCAGCAGATGCAACAACAAATGGCAGAGCAACAGGAAGCTCTACAAACAGCAGAAGCCGCTGGTAAGGCTGCACCTGCATTGAAGGCGTTACAGTAATGCACGAGGACTATAAAATAGTATTTAACTCAGATATGGGTAAAAAAATACTACAGGATTTACGAGAGCGTTTCTATGATAGAGAAACTTTTGTAAGAGGGGAACCAGATACCACAGCATACAATCAGGGAGCTAGAGGTGTCTTGTTCTATATTTTTAGACAACTAGAAGATTTTAAACCATTAGAGGAAAAAGCGAAAGGAGAGTAAGACATGGCTGAAGAACAACAGGTAGCGGAAGCTCCGGTAGAAACTGGGCAGGCTCCGTCTGAAGATTGGAAAGCAAGTTTACCAGAAGATATAAGAGACAATCAATTAATACACAATGCAAACAGTATTGAGTCCTTAGCAAAGACTGCGATCCATGCACAAAGCATGATAGGAGCAGACAAGCTAGCAATACCCGGCAAGTGGGCAAACGATGATGACTGGAACAATGTTTATACAAAACTAGGTAAGCCTGAAGATGCACAAGGCTACAAGCTAGAAGTAAAAGAAGGTACACAAGTCGACAAGGATATGGAGAGTTGGTATCGAGGTTTAGCTCACAAGGCAGGTCTAAATGATAGACAGGCCAATACTATCTTTCAAGAATACATGGCTAAGGAAGCAGAACTTAAAGCAGCAAATGCTCCACCTTCTCCAGAAGATGTAGAGATCATCAAGGGCGAAGCAGAGATTGCCTTAAAGAAGGAATGGGGCAAAGCATTTGATACAAAGATGAATGAAGCTAAAGGAGTGCTGTCAGAGTTTGCACCCAAAGACTTTGATCAATTACTTACAAAGGATGGTGTACCACTAGGTAACGATCCTGTATTTATAAAAACACTAGCCAACATAGGAAACTATATTAACTCCAAACTAGGAGAAGATAAGATGGTTGGCAATAAGCAACAGCCACAGTATACACCGGCTGATGCAGAAAAAGAGATTGCAGCCTTGCGAGGAGATCCTCGTGATGGTGGCCCTTACTGGGATAAGAAGCATCCAGATCACATAAGAACTGTACAACAGGTACAGGAGCTTATGGAGTATATGCACCCAGAAGAGGAATAGAATTTACAGAAGAGCGTAAAGTAAGATAAGCGAAAGCCCTTACCGGTGGCACCGACAGCCAAAGGTGATTAACCTTAAATATAGAAGTGTCCTGCGAAAGCAGGGTAGCAATTTGTTTTCTTAATATTATTAACTTTTTTACAAGGAGAGCGTTATGAGTACGCAAATTACTACAGCTTTTGTAAACCAGTTTAGCAGTAATATAACCATGTTAAGTCAACAAATGGGTTCTCTACTAAGAGAAGCAGTTGATGTGGAAACTGTTACTGGTGAGAAAGCTTTTTTCGATCAGGTAGGTTCTGCTGTAGCACAGGTAAGAACTTCCCGTCATGGTGATACTCCATTGATGGAAACACCACACGCAAGAAGAATGGTTACGATGTCCACTTATGAGTATGCTGATTTAATTGACGATCCCGATAAAATCAGATTACTTGTAGATCCTACGAGTTCCTATGCTAGAGCAGCAGCAATGGCCCTCGGGAGGGCAATGGATGACACAGTCATTTCAGCAGCTCTCGGTACTGCTAGTACAGGCAAGACCGGAAGCACATCCACAGCATTACCATCCGGGCAAAAGATCGCTCATGGAAGTGCAGGATTAACTCAGGCTAAACTAGTGTCTGCTAAGAAGATACTAGATCAAAATAGCGTAGACCCTTCAATCCAGAGATACATAGTTGTATCACCTGAGCAGATTGAAGATTTATTAAACATCACCTCTGTTACTTCAGCAGACTTTAATACAGTCAGAGCTTTGGTACAAGGTGAAGTAGATACATTTGTTGGTTTCAAGTTTATCGTAAGTAACAGACTGAACACAGACAGCGATGGTAACAGACAAGTTATCGCTTTTGCTGGAGATGGCATCAAGCTAGCTGTAGGTAAAGATGTTACTGGTCGTATAGACGAAAGATCTGACAAGTCGTATTCAACACAAATCTATTACTGTATGGACATCGGGGCAACTCGTATGGAAGAAGAAAAAGTAGTAGAGATAGCCTGCACAGAATAGGAGGTAAATTATGGCTAATGTAAATCAAACACTAGTTTCTAACTTTGAAGCTAGTCCTATTGTCAAAAGCTCCTCTTCTCAGTTAGGTGGAGTTATGAGAATTGCTCAAGGTACTATTGCTTTAGCAGCAGGGGATTTAAGTGCAACTGATACAGTTATGCTTGCACCTATTCCTACTAATGCTTCTGTTGTTAGTATCAAGCTTTTCAATGACGATCTTGATTCAGGATCAACCAATACTACCGATGTAGGATTGTATAATGCAGACTCAAGCACAGTTACGGCTGTCGATGATGATGCTTATGCTTCAGCGATTACCGATCTAAGAGCTGCTGTTACTACAGGTACAGAGGTTGCTTTTGAAGCAAGAAATATTAACACTATGGGGCAAAAGGTTTGGCAAGATGCTGGCCAGTCATCAGATCCGGGCGGATATTATTATATCGGTCTAAAGTTTGATGCTGCTGGAGATACAGCAGGAGACCTATCTTTTGTTATCACATATATTGTTGATTAATAGGTAACATGAAAGGGGAGTTGCGTTTGCACTTCCCTTTCCTTACAAGGAATTTATTATGGCATCAGAAGTAGATATAGCAAACTCAGCACTTAACATGATAGGTGCATCTAACATTAACTCTTTGACAGAGGATAGTGTTGCGGCAAGAATAGTAAACCAGCGATATACCTTTGTAAGAGATGCGGTGTTTCGTTCTCATCCTTGGAATAGTTTGATAAGGAGAGCAACACTAGCAGAAAACTCTACAGCTCCAACATGGGGCTTTACCAAAGCTTACAATTTACCAACTGATCCTTTTTGTTTGCGTGTATTGCGTATAGAAAATTTAGATATAAACTTTCGAGTAGAAGGCAGAACGATTGTTACAGATGAGACTACTATGAAAATAAAATATGTAGCAAGAATAACCGATCCTAATGAATACGATAGTCTGTTGATGGAATCTATTTCTGCAAGATTGGCAGCAGATATTTGTTACTCTGTAACCAATAGTAATTCTTTAGTGGCTAGTATGTATAATCTCTATGAAGCTAAGATCAAAGAAGCAAGATTTGCAGATGCTACAGAAGGTATGCCCGGAGAAAGTCGAGCAGATGTTGGTGTATATCCAGCAGATACTTTTGTCAATTCGAGGTTCTAATGACCTATACAAGTCCTAGATATACAAACTGGACTGCTGGTGAACTGTCAGATAGATTAGATGGTAGAACGGATCTTACAAGATATTTTAACGGAGCAAAGTCTTTAGAAAATTTTATAGTCTATCCTGCTGGTGGTGCGGCAAGGAGACCGGGTACAAAGTTTTTACATGAAGTAAAAGTAAGTGCAAATGCTGCAAGATTAATACCTTTTGAATTTAATACTACAAGTGCCAACACTTACATATTAGAGTTTGGTAATAATTATTTTAGAGTATATCAAGATGGTGGTATCGTAACTGAAACAGGTAAAACTATTTCTGGTGCAACCAAAGCTAATCCTGTTGTTATCACAGCAACCTCACATGGCTTTAGTAATGGCGATCATGTTATTATTGCAAGCGTTGCAGGTATGACAGAACTCAATGGAGTTACAGGAATAGTTGCAAACAAAACGACAAACACTTTTGAACTAACAGATGTTGATGGTACAAATATTAACAGTACAGGATTTACAACTTACACTTCTGGAGGTACAGCAAGTAGAATAGTAGAAGTAACCACAACATATACAACAGGACAATTACCAGAGATTAAGGTAACCCA